TGTAGCGTATGTATAGCATACTAATCGTATACTATATTATACTAAACGCGTTTTTATAGTTAAGGGTTTTAGCCCGGGTATTGCATGCACTTTTTGAGATAACTAACTGTGAATCATCTCCTTGCGAGCAGTACTTTTTTCTAGAAAAATCGGTCCTTATTTAGACTGATTCTACATTATTATTGGACTTATTCTGTTCTAAAAAGTCGCTTACAAGAATGCATCCAATGTACCTTTTCCCTTCAACATATGTACTGAATGATATGATGGCTACAACACAATCTAAAGATATTTCAAGATCCATGCCGTACGATGGCCGGACATCATCTTTGCAGGAGTCACTGTAATAAAAAGAATTTCTTCCTAACAGTTTACGATCTATGTTTGTAGAATAGCATACTCCACACTTCCCGAGAAATGTCCTCTCAAGAATAATGGTTCCAATTGAGTCAACGAACTTGCTCCCCTCTACCCCCCTCATATTTAGGTAGAAGCCTACGAGTCCTTTTACAACATCTCCTTCACTCACATCTATAGATGCAAGAAGGTCGTTCCTTTCATCTTTGTTATCTCCTGCTGTAGTAAGCAGGACATTAAAGTATCTATTCTTCATAACCTCCTATTTTTAATAATATATGCCAATAGTATTTTTCCTCTCCAATTATCGTCGAGTAATATAAAATCCCACTTTTGGATATCTCCACTGAAATCCCATCACGGCACTCGTGTTCAGAAATAGGATCTCCATATGGAGAATCACTATAGTAACCATTAGTAATTTTATCGCGTTCCCCAACGTAAGGTGAATATATTATATTATTTGGTTTTCGAAGAGTCGTCTTCGGTATGTAAGTCCTAAATTCATTCTGATCCCAATCTGCTCCAATTAATTTTTTCGTATCATAGTAATCTACCAGATTAGCTATGGCATCCCCATATTCTACATCTATGGACGCGACTTTCATTTTCTTGATATTTCCATCATAATGTGGAAGTAAAACTAAGTTAAGAAACATTCTATTTTCTATAATCTATTTTCTCAATTCTTTTTCTGGACAGTCTTTCCAATATCCCTTCCCATCTCCATCAAAAGTCCACTCATCCTGAACTTCTCTAAGCCTGTATGGAGGGTCTTCCTCGTAATACATAGATTTCCTAGTTATCGCACGAAATCTTCTATTACAGAGCTTCTTATCCTTCTTCTGACTCTTCCTAACGACTGCAAAGGTGGTTATTGGAGTCTTCTTTCTAGATCTGCTCATTACTTATACATATCTTTTGTTCCTAATCTCTCTGGATAGTAGTCCCTACCAATCTCATCAATGAAGTAGGACTTTCTAACTGACTCATTCAAATCAATCGGAGGGTCTCTATCTTGGTTCAGTCTCTCTTTTGTTATTGCACGGAACCTCTTGTTACAGATTCTCTTCTCTTCCCTCATCCCATTTCGAGGAACTTTATCAGGAAATATGGGAGTACGTCTCTTTGATCTACTCATTTCAGTAGTGACTTCAACATGAAAGTAGAGAACGTAGCATAAAAGGATCCTTCGGAGAATAGGTACGACCAGTGACATTCATTACATCTAAATCTATAAGTCATTAGTATGTCACCAACGTCTCCAGTTACCTTCAGGATACAAACCTTATAAAGTTCAACTGTCTCACTCTTACACTCTATCTTCTTTCGATTAGGTAGGATTTCTAGATCTTGTTCATAGTTTATACTGATGAACTCGTTTGAGTATCTCCTCTTCAAGTAATCATACGGTAGGACGTAGATCCCATTCAATTTGGGCTTTACAATTCCACAGTTGAATTCTACCTCCACTCTTCCAGGCTTTCCTTTGATTGGGTCTCCAATTCTTATAGGAAGGAACTTAGTCTCTCTAATTGATTTTACGTATTGATTTCTTACCTTCAAAAGACTGGAATGCACCGAGTTTTCTTTGTCTTTATCTATATGAAGGTTGCCTACGATTTCCTTTATGTTATCATACATTCCCATTAGATACTCAAACCTATAAGAGAATCGATCGCTCTCCATTAGGATTTGATATTCTCTAGTTCCTTTAGTATATTTTACATGTCCTGAAATTTTATTAACTAATTTATTTAATTTCCTAATCTCATAGAAGATTTTGTACTCAGGAGTTCCACTTATATATTTGAAGCCAATATAGTCATAAGAGATAAGTTCATTTAGTCGACGAAATATGTCTTCACTATAGTCTATTATCTTTATATTATTAGAGATAAATGCAAATAATTCTTCTATATGATATTCCAACCCAAAAACATTAATATATGGATTCTTTATGCAAGTACCAAGCATTTTCTCTCCTAATTTTCTATATTTATGGAGCTTGCAGTATAATAACCTAATGTCCCTTGTATCTTCCATAACCACTATAACTTTAAATTCTCTTCTCTAATACTAATAAGAATATCATTAATCATATTTCTATCTACTTTGTTAGGAAGACTAGAGTTATCGAACTCCTCCTTAAGTTTCTTAAGATCTTCCTCCGATCTTTCGATGATGTCTTCCAAGCAAACCTTTCCATATCTAATATCTAACAGCTCTTGAACGTTAGGTCTTTTCACATTGATGGTTCTATCCCTTACGATTTCAAAAGCTGTATCGATAAGACGTCTACAGTGCATTAGGTTCTTACCATCGATCTTTTGTCCATGCCCCTCAACATCTACATATCTCTGAGTGTTCCTCTCTTTTAACCATGTCTGATAGTCTCTATATTCTCCACAATGCTTTGAGTACTCCTTACTATTGAAATATAGAAGAGAAATAGGTTCCAACCCTTTCTGGATATTTGGGGACACTCTGATCATGTCTCCACTAAAGATCCCACCAGTGTACCTTCCAACATCATATAAGTAATAGCAATCAGTCATGTGATCGACCTTACTCAGTGCATGATGACTCTGATTAACTTTTGGAGACTTAATGTAGTCTGAGTATTTAACTGACCCATTATTTTCTCCTGTAGGCATCCAACAGAACTCTGATGGGGATTTTCTTGTAATTCTTTCATTTTCCCAATTCATCTTCTTGTTTAGACCTTTAGCCTTTTGGATCTGAGCATGTGCATATCCAGCGAATGAGTTGTAGCATTTCTTAGTTAGAAAGTGCTGACGAAGAGATCTTAGTGTTTTGTACTCATCACTCGTTTCGAGTATACAGTCCTCAGGTGAATAGAGAAGCTCCAACATAGTTGGGTTAGCCGAACAGAGTAGGTTCAAATACCTACCTAATTCATAATATGTTTCATCCTTATTAGGACAAATCTGTTCGATAGGATCCAATCCTAACACGCAGTTCTTATTCGCAAGGAAAATTCCTTTATAATCTGTGTCGGAGTTGGTACCATTGGTCCCATAACTCCTACTTCCAACAACTGCCTTAAAAAGCAGCTTATTATCATCAATCGTATTCATACTCATCTTCGTTATCGTCTCCAGTTTCAAACCAGTCTAGATTCTCACTCTCTTTTTTAGTATCTAGATATTCTTTTAGATATTCTTTGTCAATATCTATGGATATTTCACACATATCTTCCCAAATCATAGTTCTAAAATATCTTTTACATTTACTGTCTCTGAATATGCTTCCATTACTTCATAATCAGACTCTTCATCGACACAGTCATATATCCTGAAGCAGAAGTATCCAGTTTCCCCTCCTTTATGTAGAATAAATTCACAAGACGTTGCATCAGGAATATCTCCTGAATGGTCTCTGGTGATCTCAGTTTCATCTATCTCTTGATCTAAGATAAGTCTTGGCTTGGTAAATATAGCTAAAGATGCAAATATCTTATAGTCAGTCTCCTCACCATACTCTTTACTTATCTTGATAAGGTCTTTTAGTCCCTTCTTAATGCCATCAGTTATTGTAACTACTCCGATAAGGTCTAAAAAGAGATCATCCAAGAATTTTACTTCAATTTCTCTGTCCATAATGTTTCATAATTGATATGATACTTCGAAAACTCCAGCCCTTAAATCATATTTACATGATCCATCATAAATCTCATCATCTGAGACTAAGAGTCTTTTAATAATGTTTTTATTAACATATTTTTTCTTGTATTTTTTAATAGTACCTAGGATATATTCAGGGAGAAGATAGTTCTTTTCTCCTTCATAGATATTATAATTATCCCCTTCTACTACTGATAATGAAAACTTTAATCTATCATAAAACATGTCTGGACATAAAAGACTAGTGTTTACTCCTAGCTCAGATAGGTCGTTGATTAGATTCTTTATTACGTATGACCATAACAATTTTTTATTCTCATCAAGAAAATAAAGTTCACGAACAATATAATATTCTAACAAATATTCCATATCTATTTTATCAGTTACTATTCTTATGGGTTTTGGAAACCCATCATACTGGAAAGTTAGGGTAAACCATTTCCAAAATCTATTAACGTAGCATATGTGGTCATACTTTATCTCCTTTTCTTCGCCACCACCGTAGTGAATTAGTTCAGAGTTTTTTATGACTAGGGAGTCGTTACCTATTAGACTAGTGATTGTCTTGGGGGATTTTATCCACTTGATTTCTTGTTGGCTCAGTTTTACTTTCCCAGTTAGATTATGCCCTAAATAGAATTCTAACTCTTTTGTTTCCATTATAAACCAATTTTAAATCTATCAGTTATTATGTAGCTGGGATCATCCCAATCATTAATAAAATCGCATTTAACTATGAACTCATCATCACCTACATAAGATAACATTGATCCTATTGGTCTTATACGATCTGAAGGTTTACTCTCAGGAATGAATGCGTAAGTTACGTCCAATCCTAGGATTAGGTCATTACCGTCCCCATCAAATTTTTCCCAAGACTCTTCAGATATTTCTTTGATATAACGGATTTTATTTAGATCATCTTTTGTAAGGGATAGAACCCAACGATTGATTCCACAGGATGACTCGTCTATGTCCGTAAGAAGTATATATTTATTATTCTTTCCCATATAAATTGTATATTAAAAATCAATTTTAAATGGCTTGGTTGTCACTATGGAATACATGTCCCCTCCCCAGTAATTAAAATCACAGCTGACAATGAATTCGTCATTTCCTACGTATAATAACTCTGATCTTCCCACTTCTAATAATGGATAGAAATCCTTAGGTTCCGGGATGAAATCATAAGTTACATTTAATGACAGGTTTAGACTACCAAAGTCACCGAATCTTTTTACAGATTCTTCACATACCTCTTTTAGGTATTTAATTCTTTCGAGATCTTTATCTTTTAGGGACAATTTCCAGCGACAGTTATTTTCCTCAGTACTGTCATCTACGTCTAACAGGTATTCCCTTGTCTTATTTTCTTTTTCACTCATTGGTTCGTAAATATGTAATTCAAACAAATCGTGGATAAGGTCATACTCACAGTCTACCTTTATATCAATATCTCTAAATTCTTTCTCAAATATGTAACTATAAAATCCCCTGACTCTACGACAAAATTTTTCTGGATCATTATCTGGTAATTTTCCAGAAATGAAGATCTTAACTCCACTAATATATTCGTCTAACTCTCTGGATTCAACTACTGCGTCAATATCACACAACGATCGTACCGCAGGTAGGTTATTAATAACTATATCCAGAGAGTCCTCAATTATTGTTGCCATACTGCATCCTCTAAATTATCGAATATCTTTTCGTTTCTTAAAAATTTCTTAGAAACCATATCAGTTTCTCCAAGTCTTACATACACTTCATATTTTTCAGATTCTTTGTTAAAACGAACCTTTGCTTCATCCACCGCGATCACTTTTCTTCCATATGACTTTATTCCAAGAAAATCATCTTTGATGTCTAAATCCTCATCTCTTTCCTTAGATTTTAAGTAATCTTCAATATCTATACTTACTATGAAGGACCCAATTGCCAGCACATTGTTCATCGACTTCATTTCTAGAAAAACTACTACTGGCCCTTCAGTTTCCTCAGTTGGAAGAAGTTTCATCCTAGTGATTGAACCTATAGTATAGTCAAAATTATAATTTTCCATATTGCTTATATTCTTTATGTCGAACCCTTATAACAAATTCCACTGAAAATCTTTTTAATTCATTGATGTATTTAGTATCTACCCTTAAACCAATGCCCCCACAATTAATTGACAAATAATTTCCAACTAATCTAGAGATGTCTGAACATATTAAGTGGGCCTCATCTACATTAAAATTACAATCCAAGTCTACAACATCAAGGAAAAACTCTCTATTTTGTTCTCCAAATAAAGGTTTTGTATTTATCCCATATGAATTCAATAGATTTTGAGTTACCTTAATAGCCTCGTAGAAATAATCCCAGTCAAGATTGATAAAAGTTATGTCTATTATGTTCGAAACAAACTGTATGGTTTTTCTTGGGGTATCGTATTCGAATGAGAATAATACCCAACCACCCTCAGAGTCGTATAGTGGAGTACACTTATGTTTGAAATAAATAGTTTTACCATTCGACCCTGGATTGTATAATAAATTTGATGATACGATCTTAATCGGGTTAGGATCTTTCTTGACAATGGGAATTTTAAGATAAACCTCACCAAATACCCCATCTCCGAAATCAAATTTCAAATTATTTACGGAAGTTCTAAGTACTTTGTTTTTAAGATCTTCAATACTAATCCTTACTAAAATATTCGGACTTGCTAGGGTAAATGGCCCCATCATTGGACGCTGCTGGTAAATATCTAGCTTTATTATGTTATTTTCTAATACTTTTGGAGTAGCGGTTGTCTGCCAGACAAAACTTTCATAGTCAACAGATCTAATTTCTAATATGGGAGATTCTCCTATTTCTCCAACATACTCCTTGCGATATTTAAGTCCGATAGGTTCGAGGTAACTGTACGGATGGGAACCCTCAGCTTCTTCTATTATTCTTTTTATATCGTCCTCCTCCAATATGAATGTACATGTTGATTCTGGATTCGGGGAGTTTTTTACAATTAATACGGGCTTCTTTATCATTTTATTATATTGATATTCCATATTATTCAAATGACTTTAATAGGTTTTCTAATTCACTGGATTGTATTGGTTCGCTCGTCACTCCGTTACTTTCTACGATCATCCCTAATTTTGTAGATAAAAATCTTACCTTTTCCAGATTTCTCTTATCATAAACTCCGTTTGACCACATAAACGGACTCGTCTTTATATTAATATATCTTTCCTTATTTTCTGATGGAGGGTAGTAGAATAGTTCGTGATTATTTATGTTTAGCTTTTCTCTATCAATTTTTCCATCCTTAACATATATCTTGTCCGCTGTGTTATAGTTGAAGATTACTTCCCTATCACTTGTATCACGTGGGCCAGTTAGAATATTAATCTGGAGGCCTTCCTGTAACTCTGGGGTGGTTGTGTACTTAGTATCTTCTAACATCCTAACAACGTCGCATTTAGTGAGATCTAAAGAAACAGAACTATTCCCATTATCTAGCTTAAAATATACTGTTTTCATGTCAAAATATTCCCTCAACTTGACTTGTATTGTCTATTCTTACCTCCATAGTCTCCGTGTCTCCTTGGTCGTAATTAGTTATTACGTTCACTGCGATGAAAACTTTCCCCTCACGAATTCTTAGGGTAACTCCATCTAACATGGAATTATCTTTACACTCTTTATCTAAATAAGAGAGATTTCTATTTACAAAATCTTCTGGGTCTAAAATTCTACTGAATTTTTTAGAGGATGACTTATGGAATACATATAGTTTCGCACTGTCTTTCTTTATGTTTACTCCTACGTCAGCGGACTCTCCTAGAGCCTCTATCAGCTTCCTAGCAACATATAGTGTCTCCCTATTAATATCTATAGAAAGAATGAAACCATCATAGACCCAATGTAGCGGCCCACTCATCTTATAAAATAATCTAATCTTATCGTTATTTTCCATAAAAATATTGGGAGGGAACTACCACCTCCCCGTTTAATATTAAACCTCCCATTTTGACATTATTTCTTTCCAACTTTCATTATTATCCAGTCTTATTCCGGAACTAAGACCTAAAAAATCTTCCAAAACAAAGAAAACTTTACTACATCGAACTACAATTTTCACCTCGCCAATTTCAATCTTTTCTTCGTGAAGAGACTCCGTAATTATAAGGTCTCTGCAAACATTTCCCCTAGATTTAGGAAACACTTCATCAATTTTTGGATAATCCGGAGGCATCATTCTCGTAAAGGCATATACACTAGGATTGAATTTTTTAAGGCTGAATTCTATAGATATGGAAGTGTCATTCAGATCCTTACTTATCTCGACTACTTTAGCTATTTTTGATAAGATCTTTTTGTCAATATCAATTGACACTATAAATCCTAGATAATAGTAGTCTAATCTTCCAAGTTTGAAAAATATGTTTAATTTATCCTCCATAAAAAAAAAATATTGGGAAGGATTTTCTCCCTCCCATTTATTAGTTACTGTAATAATCCTAAAATATTCTTCTTAGATAGTGACTTCACATCATGCCCTTTTACAAGTCCCTTGTCTCCTCCATTATCCAAATACGACTTGAGTGCCTTATATGCATCGTCAAACTTATCCGATTTTATGTAGTACTTGAACTCTACTTCTTCAAGATCTTCCTCATCATCTTCCTTTTGTACAAAAGTACTTCCATTTGCATAGTAGAAGAATCTTCCTTCTGAATTAGGGAGGATGAGTGCTCCTTTTTGCAATTTAGTAGAGGTGATGTTCTCCGGATCTACAAGTCCTTCAATCTTTCCCATTGCGACTGATTCTGGCGTTTCTGTATTCTTGTGAATAACTAAATAATTCTCGTTCTTCTCTTTCTCTTTTCCGTTGTCACTTACTCTAAGTACTCGTGCAGTTACTAATGATAATTTCATAATTATATATTTTATTGGTTTGGTTATTCGCTAATAAGTTTGTACAGTTCATCGAGATAGAAGGATCCTGTATTATAATATACGCTCCCATTCATAAATCTAAAGGATGATCTAAATGTAGAGGGGTCGGATACCAATTCTATCTCATTTGGATTCACATTCATTTTTACATATTTCTTAGTATATCCATCTATTTTCCCACTATCAAAATCCCCCTCTTTATTATAACTGTCTACGCTATTTAAGTTTACAAAAGGTCTTTCGTATATCCCATCTATCAACTTGTCATTATGACAATTGATGTGGTTGTATGGAATACCAAAGAAGGAACAATTTACCCCCTCCATCGAGAATGATACACTCTTTGTAATTACATTCCCACTGTCTGTCTTGTGAAAGAAATCATTTAGATTACAACAATCCTGGTTTAGAAGGTCTACCATTCCCCTGAGAATGTTTGAATTCCTAAATACAAACATCTTACATTCAACGACTCCAGCACAATAATTTGTACACTCATCTCCACATGCCATTAGATCACGAGCTCTAATAGCAAAAATTCCTGTATTTTCTTTTACAATTCTCATATTCTCTAATTTATCATACTAAAGCATTATCGATTACTTTGAGAGATGTTTCTCCGCAAAGATATACTTTCTTCTCTTCTCCGCCACACTTTTCAATTATGTATGGGAAATTTCCAGGATAATCGAGGAAGACTCTTCCTTTATCGGTAATATCGTCCTCAAAAATCATATTACCATTACAATCGAAAGTATTTGTAGATCTGCATATTTTTGACATGAATATCTCGATTTCATTTCCGCTAGAGTCTACTATATACGAGAAACTTCTTCCTCTCCTTAGGGACCCTTCTACCCATACCCTTCCTCCATAGCAGAGGGCTTTGTACAGTGGATTCGAGTCAAACAGTTCGAATACTCCGGAAATCGTAATCTCATTATTTGACTCCATATCCTTCTCATCATCACTTACTTCTGCATAAACGAACGTGTCAGGCCTGTTCATACGAAACTTTAATACTTTAGTAACATATCTGTTAGGTATTACGTTAGTTAACATAGAGTAGTCTACTAGGCTATTATTAAATATAGCCTCTTCTTCGGTTGATAGTTTGATAAAAGACGGACTAACTCTATCTCTTAGGGGATCAATATCCTTATGTCTCATCCTTACTATGTCTGAAATTGAATGTAGAGGGAATGAAGTTGATGAAGACAACCTAGACTCTTTTAGCTGTACCCTTATTTCACTTAGATATTTTAGAAATTCGTAAGTATGTCTTACTACAATAATCTCTCCTCCCATCCTCTCAGGACTACCTGTAGTCCCCAAGAATAAATAATCAGTTCTATAGTTTACTAATTCCATATTTTATTTATTTATATCCGTTATATTCGTCTTCTCCTTTACAACTCTCATAATCAATCACCTCTAAAGACATACCTATTTCTGCAAGCATTTTTTGCATTAAAAAGAGTTCGTACTCAAACCTATCGAAATGTATGTGAACAATACCATCTGGAGTATCTATATCAAAATCCTCATTGATAGGAGATTCTTCCATAAAGTCCTTATCTTCTAATTGTTTATAAATACATATCCGTTTTTGTAAGTGTAGTCTGAAATGAAGAGGTCATTTGCAAATTTTTCGTAATCTATATAATACGAGATATCGTCTGGAATGTCTCCTCTTTCATTTAGGACTTCTTCTGCAAAATCTTCCTCTTTACGATATTCTCCTATGAAGTCCTCCCTAAATCTCTCAACTGCTCTTTGTGCATCATAATTCCGAATGTCGATATTATTAATATCTATCCAAGTCCAAAATGCACGGGCTTCGTCTCTAGAATCCAAACTGGATACCTCATATATATAGTCAAATAAGTTTCCTTCCAGAAAATCTCTTCCTATCATTCCCTCTGGGATTTCATGCCAGTCAGTATATATGAGTGATCTGTTCTTTTCTTCATCCTCGTCTGGACCTTCCTCATAGAAGAGGTCTTCACAGTGACTTTCAAGCTCATTAAGCGATAGAAAGTTGGACAAATGTAGCCACTTTCCTTCTATTTCACGGGATTCTCTATCTACGGTGTTTACTAATACTTCTGCAACTGAAATATCAATATCAATATCAATATGATTCATAAATAATAATTAAACTAGTGATTTACAAACTCCATACTTATTTATCGTGAATATTTTTACGTACGTTTAAGTCACATCTACAAGTATCAGACAACATAGTCATCTTTCCATCCTCTTCTATTACATATGCAGATTTCCAATATCCGTAACATTGAACCTCTCTATTTTGTTGAAGAATGTCTCCAATGAAAATCTTTCTTCCATTTTTATCTATAAATCCAGAATACCCACAGCAGGTACCATATACAATCTTAACCTCATTCCCAAAGAAGTCTGTTATATGTCCGAATCCCTGCCCTACCGTAAAGTCGTCCCCTAACCTAATAGACCCCTCTACCCATTCTCCAGTAAAAACGTCTTTAGCTTTTACAATTGGGTTCCTCTCGAGAAGATCGAATACTTCCTCCATGACTATGTCATAGTCGGACTTTATGATAGTTCTATCTCCAATTCTTTCCAAATACTTGAATGAATGCCTTCCAGTATCAAATCGAATTATCTTGAGAACGTCCGAATCTGTTAGTTCGTTTGTTATTCTTTCTGAGAAATCCTTCCTTTCATCTCCAGACAGTTTTACAAATGCTGGTCCAACACACCTGTGTAGATCGTTTTCTCCCTTATCCAATACACTTATCCTATAACCCCCCATAGACATTGAGAACTCAATTGCATGGAAGAAATGAAGATCGAAGAACTGATAGTCTATCTTTCTCAGGTAGTCTTCAAAGTAGGGAGTTATTTCTGCTACGATCATCTTGGATTCATTGGCTTCTGGTCCAAGATACATGTAATTAGTCCTGTAATTTACTATTTCCATTTTCTAATTTATTTTCTAGCATTTCTATAAGTTTTCCCAACTCAAATTCATCAGAAATCAATGGGTCGACAGTTCGGTCCTCATATTCGAAACAAAGACTGCCCTTTTCCATATCATATTCAACAGATACTCTATAGTTGGAAGGTCTTTTATTTATTAATCTAACTTTAGATCTCTTTTCTTCATTGAGCGGATCCTTTATCAGGTCTACCATGTCCGAAAATTCTCCACAAATTAGAGATAGTGTAAATGACCTCTCTTCCGGCAACAAAATAATTTTTCCGGATATAACATAGTTACTATTCGAACTTTTAAAGTCTCTTATTGACTTTAGAGTTTTTAAGAACTCAATATCCGCATATAATGCTATATAGAGGCCATCTATTGATGATATTCCTTTTGGGTAATTTCCTATCCTTCTCATTAATTCCCACCTTCTTTTGTTGTACGTAATAGAAACTAGGACCCAATTGGTATCAATATCATTTACTTTGTTAATTTCCATCTTTTAAATTTTTCTCTAAATACTTAATCAACTCATCTATTTTAATTCCGTATGATTTGTAATCAATAGAGAAGTCCGGATTAAACCTGAAGTAGATTGTGGAACACCCTGGTAAGTATATTATACCTACCCTATCATCATCTTCAGTTTGTCTAATGTGGTCTTTTGTAAGTTCACTTATGACTCCATCTCTATATTCCATAGCTGAGTCGAATCCATCCTCTTCAATCCTGTCCACTGGATAAAAACCAAGGGACCCTTTCTGACCGTTCAGGATAGAATCATAAAACTCTGACCTACAGTTATTAGGATTTTCTCCAAAGAAATCTACTTGATCATAGAATGAAAATTCAATTGCCTTTATATCTGTCTGATTGAAATTACTACCAAAGTGTTCACCCAGTTTATTACGAACTTCTTTTATTTCTTTGAGTACTCTGAGTAGATATTCGTTTGCTGGGAAAACTGCGTAGTCACATCCCGGCTCACCAAAAACTCCATCTTCATTAGATTCATCATACGCACAAATAACTAACTTTCCTGTGAAATTATCTACAATCTTCATAATTTTATTATTTATTATTTAATAAGTATTTTAATAATATCCTCCCTCCCCTGAGTTATTTCATTATACTACTTTATTTACTACTTCAAGTTCGTACTGCTCTTCTCCATCGTAATCTTTTCCGAGTTTCTTCACCTCAAATAGGAAGTCTCCAATCTCATTCCCTCCATAGCACTTAAAGGTCTTCTTACCTACCTTCTCTACTTTGAAGTCTGACGCCCCAGATCCTACATAGAAAGACTTTAGGATCATCGAGATCTCATCTTCTGAGTAGTCTTCTCCAGTTAGATCTTTAAGGTAGAAGAATGCATCAATCTGAGGATAGTTAAGATAATCTTCGTACCCATCTACAAGACTGAACGTGAAGTCGTTGTCGTCGATGATATTCTTAAACATCTCGATCTTCCTCAAGGTTTCGTCATTGTACTTCTCCTCTACACTTTCCTTATACTGATCAATAAGCTCCTCTGTAAATGCCTTCCTAATAAACTCCGTTGCTGGTCCTTCTTCTACTACATATTTCTCGCTATAATCTACATTACAAGAAAAAATTACTCCTGCAAATACTACTAATAAAATTGATTTGATAAAAGTTTTCATAATTGTTTACTTATTTATTATTGTTATTGTTATTGCTTATTTTCTACTAATAGATGTTCCTAAAAATTTCATTATTATCACTATTTAGTCTCTCACGGTACGTTTTGATCGTCTTTTCAAGAAATTCTTTCGAGAAGTGTGGACTACAGTATACTCCTTTAATCGTATTATCAAAAGACAGTCTCCAGTACGGTGATCGGTATTCTAAACTACATTCAATATAGTCCTTTCTATCTAGCTCGTCCAACCCAATTACCTGTCCCCAAAGTCTGCTCACATGCAGTGGAGTAATTTTTCTTAGGTCTTTTTCTAGGTTACTTGCATATGCGATCCCTACAATATTAACCCTTATACTCTCATTTTCCGATGGTTTTAATATATTATCCAAGAAACCATCTTCCACTTCAGTCAAGATATATGTACTCGGTGGATCCATCTCTACAAAAAACTTCATTTTCTACTAATTTCTAAGTTAAACTCTGAATAGTCTTCCTCAAACTCTGCGTTTCCACCATCTTTCTTATAGAATCCCTCTACTGGAGAACTGTATATAGATGGCTTGAATCTTTCATCATTCACATGGAATGTCTTGCAAAAGTTTCCATCTACTATCTCGAAAGGTATATCTACTCCACTCTCATCCTTTAAGCTGTTTACTTTAAAGTCCAATTTCGACTCTGGCTCCAGGAGTTTCTTCATAAACTTCTGAACTGACGTGTAATCACCGGAAAATCTTAATGTATCCTTATCAATTGACTTCATTTCAAGCATGTCATAATAATTATGTCCTATCTCAAGATCGAACTCATATCTTACTCCATATAAGTCAAAACAGTAGTCAGACATATACTTGTGGTAGTAAGGATAGATGTCAAACAGGAGCCTTGTCTCAAAGTAGTTTTGGCTAGAGTCATGTACTACGTTGATTGGCCTAATAATTCCATTCTTTATAACTTCATCTGATCCATGAATACTGTTCTGAATGCATTGGAAGAAACCATTTCCAAGAGTTACAGATGCTGCATTCTGAATATGCTGATTAATTCCAAGTCTTGCTAGCTTATCATCGCCATCATCATCTCCAACTACCATAACATCTCCTAAGAAGGTCTCTACATATCCTGGGTGATCCAAAGCCCACTTAGACTTCTCTTCAATAAACTTCTTGAGACCAGTTGCCTTACTGAAGAACAAATCAACAATATGGTTAGTCTCTTCGAGAGTCTTACCGATTCTCTTAGCCAAAGTCTCATTTGCCATTCCATATAGCTTTCCTAATAGGATATTCTTAAACATCTTTCTTACTGCCTTCAGGAAAGCCATATCATTGGCTCTCTCAGGGTATACGAATGATGCTGCGAAGTTTATGTATGGGTCTAATCCTCTCGCATAACAATCGAGCATGAATGGATCTTGAGATTCATAGGAGATAAATCTTACCTCAGCACCAGATATATCAAAATAAGAAAGTAAGTATCCAGGAGGAGTACTAACGACTCTTTTTGTCTCTGAGACTGACGAGATTGTGTGCATTCCTGATGACCATCTCTTAGACTTCTTACTTAATGCTTGAAAAGAGGGGTACATCTTCACTACTCCTTCATCTCCATACCTCCTCGTACTTATTCCATCCCTGTTTGGAAGGTCAGACTTTACAGAATAATCTGTAAAAATTCCCTTCAGGTAAGTTGTCATAAGTTTGAAGTACTTCTTAGTGGAGTAGTAGCAGTAGCACATCTTTGCCCATGCATCGGCAGAGTCTTCAGTGACATCTATCGAATCCAGATCTCCGTACAGTCTGTTTATTCTGTCTCCTTCCTTATCAATAGACTTGAGATACTTATACCCTCCTACATTAGTTAGATCTTTTATACTTACGTCATACTTAGGATCTATCGTACTAATTATCTCCTTCATGTCTTTTAGATAGACCATTTCCTGTTTCCCTGATCTGTCTATTCTCCCAGAAGACTTCTTGAGCCCTCCTTCGTAAAAAGCATGATTAAAAACAAGAGACATTATGTCATCCTTAAAAAACTTGTAGAAGGTAGATCTCTTTATGGCTACTTCATTTTCTTCATATAATTTCTTTGCTAAGTCATATACAATAAATACTTTGTTCTCATCTCCTTCCCTAGATATATTATCCATAGAATCTTCTGGAAGAGGATCTCCATCTGACAGTCCTAATTTGTATCTTTGAATATGTTCCCAAAACCTATTGAGATACAGGAATTTAAAGCTAGCAGAGTGAAGAGGAGAAAGAACATTGTGAATATTCTCATCAAGATACCCTACGAGATCCTCCATACTGATCATCGAATCCGAGTCGTGCCTTTTTACTTCATTCACCTGAACATCAAACTTAATTTGACTCAAGTAATGATTTATAATCCCCAGCTTGGATTTCATTTCGCAAAACTCTCTGGCGGACTCGTAGCTAGTAGGGACTCTATACTCTACTCCATTTATTTTGAATGAGCAGGAGTCAACTGCTTTTACTATATTCCATCTAGATTTGAGGAATTTATCAGTTTCCATAAACACTTTCCTTGACCTAGATGACTTCTCTATCCTATAACAAGTCCTTAGAATTATCCCTTCAATCTCTTTTCCTAGATCTTCTCCAAATACTTCTCTCAACCTATCTCTATTTACTCCTATATCTGAAGACTCATCGATAAAGTAATTGCTGAGAAGGAATGACTTACTATTCATAACGTCCATCCCCAACTCCATAGCCTTTCCTACTTCTGGGATGTCTTTTATACTTCCCATATCACCAAACCTACGAATCCTCTCTGAGAAGAAGAACTTCAGTACATTAAGTCTACCATATGCAGTCCTAAACGCAGAGTAGTCATACATCTTCTTCCTCAGATTCTCATCTACATAGATTCCTGTCAAGTTAAGAAGGGCTTCTAGTCTTAGATTGTTATTGTAGCAGTCCCAAGCCTTCTTAGGGTACCTCTTCAGTGCAAGAGCCTTCAAAAGAACTGTATAGTAGGAGTCTTTGCAGCAGTACTCACCAAGAATCTCTGCTGGAATACATTTGTACGAATAACCAAAGTATTTGTTAATAAGTCTTTCGAATTCACTTATACTCTTAGGATACTCCTTACATATCTCATCCCATGCGTAGTTATTCTTATAGTATCTTGAGTAATCGTTTTCGTCCCTTACTTTAATGAACTCTTCGGTTACATTATAGCAATGCTTTTTAGACTCTTCGATACTAAATCCAGTTACTGTCGAGAACTCCTCTGGGGTTAGTCTTTTCTTTCCATCATCCCCCTTAACCCACAGAAGCTCTGATAGTTCTACATGGCTTAACTTCCATGATTGATCTTTTTCGTCCTTTTCCTCCTTTTCTTCTTTCTTAGTTTTCTTCTTCTTTCTCCACGCTTCTCTCTTGAACAACTTCGTTCCAAATAGCTTCGGAAGAGACTTCATCGTAAGATCTTCGAAAGAGTCGTCCCAAGAGGATACGTAAAGATTCTTCATCGCAGTGTACTTCAGAGAAAATCTTTTGTACACTACTCCGTCCAGCTTATTGATAGTAGATGCTTCGTCAAACAGATTTATTTTGTTCAAGATGAGGTAGGTCACTTTCATTTCAAATGCATTATTATAAGTGACTGAATCCTCATACTCATCTAAGAATTTCCTGTAGTATTCCTTGAAATACTCCCAAGCCTCTAAGTCCATTGTCTGCATCCACTCAAGGTCGAAGTATGCTCCGAATCCGTCCATACCGACGATCCCTAATCCCATTACAAAAAACTCAGGGTCATCAAACGGAAAGCTGTTCGTCTCGTAGTCTAATCCGTAGAACTGCTTAATCCTCAGGAAATACTCAAAGCATCGCTTTATGTCTTCCTTTTTCCTGATTATCTTATGTCCTTTTATGGATCCAGCAGGCTTCTTTATATAAGACTCATCATGGATAAATCTCTTTACTTCGTCACCAACTCCCTTGAATCCATCGAAACTGAGCATATACCAAGGCTTGTTGGACTTCTTTCCAATCCCTGTCCTTACCTCAGCATTCCTAAGAATATCTTTAATTAGAATAGACTGAGGATATAGTTTATCATATTCCTCCTTCTCTATCCACTGAATCCTTCTCTCGTATGTCTTGTATACAAATTTGAATAGGATCCCTTCTCGGGTAAGAAGGTAATCCATTTTTGTGAGATCGTAGAATCCTTCTCCTCTTGGACCTAGGTGAACCCTACTTGTAACGTGATAGTATGGTTGCTTAACCCTGTCCTCTGACGATGCATTATCATTCCATAGAATTATGTACTTATTCCCTGGAAGATAGTTAAAGTCTTCTACTTCTCTAAGATTTACCTTCTTTACTCCCTTGAAGTCATCACTATCCAGATCTATGTCACTCCCATAAAATACTAGATAGGTTTCACCCATTATAATTTACTTACTACCCAATTATTATTGTTGCTTCTGTCGACTTTATAGCCAACTTCTCTTAGCATAGAGTCAAAATCTAGACTATTAATCTTACTCAATTGATAATCTGGATGATACTGATGCATTACCTTTTTATCTTTAATGGTAATTACACAGTACACTCCATTATCTAACTCATAGGCCACCTGTCCAATGTGTCCTTCACTATCTTTTACTACGTCTCCTTTAGAAAATTTTCCCATTATTCCTCGTTCATTTCAGAAATTAATCTCACAGCAGAGTCTGTTACTCTTCCGAGTCCTCCTGCCGAATACATATCTCCTGCGGATGGGTTAGAAAAGTCATCACTCAAATCTGTAACTCTCATTTCTACTCCATCGCTGTCAACTTCATATAGATTTATGCTCTTATTATCAAATCTCTCTATGTTGTATCCTATACTATCCGTAGATGGATAATTATTTTCAAACAATCTATTTACGAATAACGATGTAGGGACGTTGTTTTTCCCAATCAGTGTATTCTTATACTCTTTAATGGCCCAAGATAGCGATACTACGTTAATATCATTAGTAGTAATTATTACCTTATATCCAAAAGAGATCAAATAGAATATCTGGTGCATTACCATTGCAGTGTAATCAGGATGAAGACCTATTTCTGGGTCCTCAAGAATGATGTACCTATGTACGTTGCTTCCTCCAGACATGCATGACTTTATCGATCTAAGGAGAGATAATTGCATAGGGAATAGGCTCAGGGCGTCCAAGTTCCAATTAATTGGGGATTTCCCATTCATCTTTACTCCATTGAATTGGCACGGTTTTAATGAGTCTCGGTTGGAAATAATCTTCCCAAATCCACTATTAGTAAAGTGATTTAGAATTTCTCCAAAATCTGCTCTATGATCCTCGATAAGATCTCTGAGTTTTTCCCTATATTTAATTCTTATGCTGAATGGATCTATCTCTTTTCCTTGATACCGTATATTTATCATACATGGAACTCTGCATGATGGTATCCACAGAACAGGTTCGTCGAGTCCGTCAAAAAGTCCTTTTTCTATAAGCAACTTTCCTACGTACACACTCCACTTTAATGTCATGGATTCGGCATAATCTTCAGGGTCGTAGGTCATCATATTACCTAAGACTTGAATGAAGTTACGTATTCCGCTTCCAGTTAGTATAGTTAAGTCACTATTTAGATCAATAGGAACTGTTTCATCAGTAGTTACCTTGCTTCTAATTAAAAATTCATTCATACCAATTAATATAAAGAACTATCGGGAGAAGAACCAAGATAGTCCCTCTCCCGAATTGATATATACAGTAATAACTATTTATGATACAAGTGTAGCCACGATTTCTGACAACTTATATTTGAAATTTGTAGAGGTCTCTTCGTTGCACTTTTCTACTCCACCAAAACGCCTAACATCCTTTTTATGTGTTTGAGTCCGAAGAGTCTTGTCTTGGTCAAGGTAAAGAATTTTCATCTCAAGAACCGTACCTTCTACAGACTTACTCATAATGATCCCTACTTCATCTGAAGACTTACTTGTCCTAATTACGTCACCAACCTTTACATCTGGAACCTTAGACTCATCCATCGAATATACGAACTCACACTTATCGCTATCTAAGGTATAGTTAAGGCTCTTCAACTTATCCATGAACTTGTTTGACTCCTCCTCTGTACATTCAGTGAAGTCGTTCATGTTGGTCAGTACGAGAGTCTTACTTCTATTTCGACTGAGTACTACTACATAATACTTATCTGGAGCTCCTTCTCCGCCAAGTTCTTTCTTAACATAGATTCCTGTGAATTGTCTCGATTTTACTACGCTATTTGTTTCCATAATTCTAAATATATTTTAAATTAAATCTTTGATACTTTCTCGAATCTGATTGCACTCGTTAGAAGACTTGAATGAAGACTGTTGTAGTCATTCTTGCTGCTTACGCTCTTAACCTTACTAATAATAACTAACTTAATCCCTTTTCGGTTGCAGCTCTTTCCTAGACTTTTAATACTCTCATTGAAGTTCTCTACTTGCATAGAGTTATCATCAATAACCTCCACAAAGGTAAAATTCTTTCCGATATTATTGAAGAACCAATCAACCACTGATAGTTGACCTTGTGGATCTGGATCCTTGCTCGTAACAAATAACTTAACTGATCTAGACATATCTTCGATCAGTTTCTTTACTGTCAAGGAGGGTCTGATTACCTCTTCCAGCTCAATTTCGATTACTACCTTCCTATTACTATCTCCCAATGACTTAATGAACTCCTTTGGAGTTAGCTTACTGATAGAGTCTGTAAGTGACTGAATGTTTGTAACCAGTACGTCATTCCCGTAGTCTTTGTTCTCTTTACTTTTGTCTACAATTGCCATAATATTTAATATCGTCAATAATAAGGTTTACTGCCCAATTGATTCTCCATTGTACAGAGCTGAGTTCTTGAGTGACTCCAACGAGTTCTTTACGTTCTCAGCCTCTTTCTTATTAAGAAGGTTCCAGAACTTACCTTCCACTGCCAAGTCATAAATGAATTTACGTCCCTTCTCAGTCCACACAAGGCTCTGTACAATCTCATTTCTACCGAGTCTATCCATCCATACGGATCTTTTCCTCATGTTGGCATATCCCTTTCCAGAATACTCTTGTTTGAGGAACCACTGACCACTCTGAGGGTATTGTACTCCCAAAGATTCAAGAACTCGATTCAGTCTGTATGCAGATAACCCGTACTCTTTTGCTACTTGAGTAGTTGTCTTATCAGAATCTTCTATTCTAAGAAACTCTTTAGTGTACTTGACTACTGGAGCATCCTCAGATACCTTATTTTCGAGTTCTTTGATCCTTTTATCCTTCTTATTAATCATTTCTTGAGCTACAATAAGGGCCCTAGCTACTATTTCCTCTGGAGTATCTGATTCTTTTATTGCAAGATACCCTCCAGTCTTTCTAATGGTAGGAAGTATTTCATCAGTCACCCAATCCTGGAACTTCTCTGCTAATGGAAGGTTGGATCTCATTACCAGCCTATACACCTCAGACTCTGGAATGAATTTGGTTGACTTGCCTCCAAATCCATTCTTATGTGGAATGAAGATCATTTCTACCCTATCTTTCCTACAATTATCCATAATTGCTTCTGATGGATTTGAGTATCCAAGGGACTTTGCTACGTCTGGAGCATTGAATAGGGTTATTCCATCCTTAACAAATACTCTTACAGCTCCAAACTCCTTACTACTAAAAGTTTCTATAATATTGCACATCTTATTTATGTATATGGTTATTTGTAACTTACTGATTATCAGGCACAATAGCTATTTACTTATTTGCCTCATTATAAGATAGTTATGTGTAACTAATTGATTATCAGCCGAAGTCACTGGCAGTGACTCTGCCTCATTATCAGGCACCCCGTCGTTTTTACGGGTCGCCTCATTATCAGGCACTTACGCGCAACTACTATGTAAATAAAGAAGGGGAGACTCCGCCATTCTCATACAGACTCCCCCCTAAATATTATTACTTATATTACCCTAACATTGGCCTGATGAATACCTTCAGGATATTATCAGAATGTTTCGGGAACATGTCGTGAATAGTTGAAACTCCACACAAAATACCTCCAATACAGAAGGCAGTTGTTACTACTTTAATCGCAAATCCCATTTATTCTTAGTCTTTGTCGTTATTAGATTCTTCTTCCTCTTTTTCTACTTCCTCCTTTGCCTCGTGATACTTCATGTTCAAGTAGAAAACAAGTACAGAAAGGACAAGACCTAAGATGAGGATCAAGGGAATATAGTTCCCCATAATGACCTCCCTTATGAAATAGAACACCGATGACAGTATATTCAAGATCGTGAATCCTGTAACAAAGATTGCACTTACCGTCATTACATTTCCTACGTAATTACCATAAATGTCTCGAAGGACATTCTTTAGATTGTCGAAATATTTCATATTATTTTATATAGTTATTAGCTTCTCAATTTAAGCATTATCACAGATACTACGAAGAATACCGATGATACTGCAAGTCTGAATAGTGAATTTCTCATTTATTACCTTTTATGATTTATAATCTAAGTCTTCGTCCCAATAAGGGTTCTTACTAATCCCTCTACTTTCCCTTGTTGATAAGGAAAATATAATTGTAGAAACAGCACATACTGTCAGTAGGATGATCGGGAATAAATTTCCAAATAAAGCCTCTTTTACATACAGAAAAGCTGTACATAGTATGTTAAGAGCGAAGGAAGATATGGCTGATAATAGGGCTACTGTGGATACTGTCGATCGATCCAAGTTGAATTTATTTAGAATTTTAGTTACTATTTTTCTCATCATATAGTACCTTCTTCGCAGTTTTAATAACAGAATCTACGAGACCCTTACCAATTATTCTATAGTAATTAAGTCCAAATAGATTCTCAAACTGAATTCGGAATTTCACGTCCCTTACTTCATCAAAAATATTTGGTATCTTTCTAGAACAAAACTCAAGAAACACATCCTCTTCTGAACCTCTCACCTTAGAGCAGTAGGATAAATAAAGAAATACGCAGTAACACGAAAATATTAGTACTGAATCTCTATCCATCAACATGTTAACACTCCTATAATCATTAAGTTCCTCAATATCCTTGAACGTAATTGCCATTCTTTCTCCCTCATCTGCGGATATTGCTGGCCATAACTTGAGAGTAGCCTTAAATTCGTCTCCAATCTTTACAGATGATGACCTGACATAAAGAATCGTCTCCCCACGTACTTTAGATTCATTTATATCATTGTACAAACTATCCATGAGAGAAGGAAGTGATCTAAAAGTATTCTCATACTCTTCTTTTACCTTTCCCATTGTAACTCTATATGGAATATCAAAAAACTCCTTATAGATGTGACTGAATTCATTAAAATAATCAACTAGCTCCATTTCTAAACTCTTCCCTATTATCTTTTACTATATCAATATTCCAATCCTTATCGAATCCGTATATAGTTACCGTTGGTTTTCCACAGCTCTCAGTGAAGGATATTAAGTTAATATCCTCCTCTCTGTCCAGACACTCTGTATTAATTAATTCAATCCTTTCATCATCAGAGTCCCTCAAGTCCTTTACATTTATTCCTTTTATTATACTGACTGCTTCCTCATACGAACTTGCTTCAACTTCGAATTTATCAGTTATAATGGTCTTGACCCATCGATCCTGATTAAACCTGAATTTTATCTTCTTATTGATCTTCACTTCCTCGTCAATACGGCCAACTACTGACTGGATTATAGTTCCCAAAGTTATCGAGGCTCCATTTCCTAGTACTTCATCAATAGATTCTCTAATGCAAGTGTAGAGATCTTTTAGGTTGGCCATCTCATAAAACATTTCAAGTCCGTCCCCGTTAACGAGGATATTGATAGCCTTATATGATAATTCTATCTTTTTTGATAAGAATTTAACTCTGTCCTCAGAAATTTTATTACTATCTCTTGCTATCTTCTTAGTTATATTAAGATTTCTCCTACTTACTTTGTCTAATTTACGGAGTATGTCGAATATATACAATCTACATGAAATTGTCTTACATTCCATCTCCTCATATAGAGAATACTCCCCAACCTCTCCAGAAATCGAACAAAAGGTTGCCAGATGACTTAGGTTCTCTCCCACTTCTACCTTAAGATTTGGACTGGGAGATAAGATAGAGAAGTTTAGATTTTTAGATGTATATTTTGGAGAGATTTTGTCAAATATAATCTCACTGAGGACTGGAAGTTCAGTTTTTGCGGTATTATAGTATCTCTGAAAATCCTCCAAGACTTCTTCTGAATTGCTCTTGATAAAATACCTAATCCTCTTCAGGAATTCGAGGGAGATGTTTAATTCCTTTAATTTATCGTCCATATACAATTAATTTTCAAATACAAATATTCCACCACAATCTCCATATAGTACCCTATACTCATATTCCAATGAATCCATCAGCTTCTTCCAATCGATAAAATTCTTCGCACATTCATTAATTCCGAGATTGTCTGCGTAGTAATCTAGAAACTCTGATTCATTCTCGAATGTTCCAATGTGATACTTAAGTATCTTGTCTACAATTTCTTTTGTATCATCGTCGTCACATACTATATCAGAAGATATAACTGCTTTAACGAGATCTTCATTTTCCTTCCAATCAGTTAGATCATCGTACTTCTCAAGTTCTTTGTGGGCTATGTCCCAACCCCCTTCTTCAATTAAATCTTTGAACTCTCCTACTTTCATTTAATATATCTCCTCTAAATAAAACTTCAAAAAACTCTCTCCATCAAAACTTCCACCTTCTATACAGTAGTCCGTCTTTAGCTTCCTTATTATCCTGTCTATCTTCTCCAACATTACTGAGCTCATTGGACCACCATACAATAAGTAATATCCACAGTCATCAAGCATTACGAAATCTTCTGTGGGGAATTCTTCTCTTACTTTATCTAATATGATTTGATATGGAGGTGGAAACTTCTCATACACGATCTCACTACTTGAGTCTGACAGTGTCTCCATTTTCTATGATATTTAGCGTTAGTAATACATTATCCTCAGTGCAAGTGTAAATTACCTTACGTCCATCCTCAAGGTAGATTACTGATGATATACTCTTAGCAATGTACCTCGCTCCTATATATGAATTCTTTACTGAATCTACTTTGATTGAGGAACTGTCGGTCTTACTAATGTCATAGTCAATCAGTCTGTCAGTTATATCCTTCGCTATTTCTGATTTGCTGTAGTCTGGACTTCCAATAGATTTTCTAACTCCAAATTCATATCCAACAACAAAACCAACGATTAGAATTGCTACTACAGTAAGGGATTTTATTATTGATGTATATATTTTTGGAAGTTCGCTATTTACATTCATGTTCGTCTATCATTTTCTTCGATATTACAATCGTATCATCTTCATCACAAACATAAAAATTCTTTGGAATCCCGGAATCGGAGTCTATGATCTCACCATCCTCCACATACAGATTTTGATTGGTAAGATGACTAATTCCAGACCTATCAGTTGATTTTCTAATAATTTTGTCTGCTTCTCTCTTAGACTTTGCTATCACGTAATAGTCTGTCCTAAAAGTTACTTCCCTAGTTGAGTATTGGGAATAATAATAAGTATTCTCTTCTCCTTTAATTAAATAATCTTCTTGCATGATTAAATCAAATCTAGTACAACATCTACCAACTTTCTCTCAAATTTAACATCTCCAAATGTGAGTAAGTACCTAATAAAGTCTACTCTACATGACTTTTTTAATTCTCTTAGAAGTTTCTTAAATGAATCAAAATTTCCATTATAACACACAGACACAAGATACTCCCTAAAATCTTCTACTTCGTAGTATTTCTCTTGCTGTTTAAATGTCTTTCCTCTTCTCATAATATATTAATTCATCCTCCATTCTCCAACGGCTCTCTACCTTTTCACTAATTATCTCGTAGTCTTCATCGAACTGGACGTCCATTATCTCTATATCTCCTTCATTGGGCAGTTCCCTAGTCGGTAGATTATTATTTATTCCAGTAATTATTTTTGATATGGCGTCTTCATATGAATCCGCTTTTACACTGAAGTAGCTTTTCCTATACTGTATTATCTTAGTGGTCTCAGAAAACTTAAACTCTTCCATAAAGTATAAAGAAATAAGTCACCCACAGAGTGGATTTACCAAACTGTAGGTGACATTTATTTGTTAGATTTTTATTGGAGTTAGCTTATCGATATTTGTTGATAGATATTCTCCTTTTCCAAGTTTCGTGGACAGAAGTTGTAAGACTACATTTCCATTGTCCTCCCACTTCTTGATTAGATTATCATCTTCTCTTACGACCACCGAAAACTTTTTACTCCAATTCTTTAGGTGGTACCTTGACTGTCTCACTCCATCTTCCAATATTGGTACAAGAATGTACTTAAATAACTTTGAGTGATAGATATCTGAAATAACTTCACACAAGTCCTCTACCACAATCCGTTCGCAGTTTTGATTTGAGGTTAGATCCAATACATTACCTTTATCCTTTGAAAAAGTAGTTGATCCTACCCCAAGTCCACACAAAATAATTTGTGTATCTTCCATTTTACCTATCAATTTTTACAATAATGTTCATTTTATTTATTTCTCTTGGACTCTTATTCTAAATCCTCTCTCATTTGATTCTAGATTGTCCAGATTATCTTCAAAGTACATTTCAAACTCATTCTTATTCTCGTCCATAAATCTCAAAAGAGCTTCATATGCATTAGCTAAGAACTTTCTATCAAGATTTCCAAAATAAGAAATATATAAGATATTTCTGGTCTGACCGTATACTGTATTGAAAAATAGGTCTTTACTCTTATTTCCTAAGGACCCTATTAATAAATACTTTACAGAATCCAACTTATTAATACTTTCCATAGTCACAAACCTTTTGAATATAAAAATATGGACCAAACTCATCATTAGAAACTCCACTTCTAATAGAACTTCCAAATCTAGCTACCTCATCGAAGAACGTATCACACATCCAGTCTGGAATAGATTTCGTTTGATATGCCTCTCCGTACTCGTCCCTAACCTCGGTCCTAATATGAGCCTCGTCCCTAACTAAGGAAATTGTTACATAGAACTCCTCCGGATAGTCACTATTCTCTTCGATAGATTCTTCCAATCTCTTTCTAATTACGACTCCTGCTTCGTAGAGGAACTTTGTCTGATTGAACTCATCTTCTTCAGTTTCTCTTCGTTTTCTTTCGCTAGTTTCTTCCGATACGCATCCGCACGTCTCTGACTTGCACGGTGATTCTTTTCTAACTGTGTCTTTATCTTGTTCGTCTTTTGCATTCGAAGTCGTTTTCTTGTTCTCATAACTATTGAGTTTATTCATTAAAATTTCTGATGAAGAAAAGAAGTTGTCAGCTAAGTCTTTCATACCAATAAGTCCATCTAAAGCCGATTTATTATTGTTTCTGTCGTATCCCAGCAAGTTGTTGAATGTATTACACATAATATTTTTATTTTTTGAAAAATAATACAGTTCCGTTATCTCCATAAATAAAGTCATACCTATTTCCAAGAGCCTCCGAAAATAGTTCCTCTAGGTCATCGTCATCAAACATGCCCAAAATCTTTCTCCATTAAATCCCTAATAGAGAAATATCTTTTACAGAGAGTCTTGTACATCATCTTAAGTATATCCCATACAGTATTATGATCTCCAACACATTCCTCATCGATGTTATTGTAATACTCAATTACTTCATCAAGAGAATACTCCTTACCTTCCAACACATTGTACTTGGTAAACAGGAAGGATACCCATGAATAGAATTTTGTCGGCAGGTCCTTAATCTCTTCAATCCTCTTTTGTAGGATGTCTTCTGGACGAATAAATCTCCAGAATACTGAAACACAGTCTCCATCCCTAATTATACTTATCTTATCTTTATCGTATCCTTTAATGAATTTAGAATTCAGAATCTCCTCAGTCTTTAGTTCTCTATATCCCTGCTTACATTCTATGAACGATTCTTTGAAGACTTCCACCTTAAACTCAAGATCTCCAACTTTACGATATTCATCCGGGATAAATTTATTTACAAAATTGAAAAACACTTCAGTACCGCCATATGGCTCAAAAGGTCCATACTTCTCTTCTAACTCTGACAAATTTACTTTCATACTAATTAATTTTATTTGTTCATTACGATTACTGATCTAAGGGTATAATTTTTATCGAAAATATCTATCTCTTTTCCATCATTTGTATCTAAGAATAGGAATTTACTAAACAAATCCTTCAGATTTTCCATCTTTAAGTTAGATAGTATTGTATTTCCAATTGCTTCAAAGAAAATGGATCGCACTCTATGCCTACAGATGAATTTCTCATTGAACCTTTCTATTTCATTCTGTAAGGTCTCTTGCCCCGGATCAAGTTTTCTACAGCAATACATGAGATAGGTATATACACTTGTCAACTCCTCATTGGAATGGCTTTTAACATAGTCAGCAAGGCTGTCAGACCGAGCCTCCATCAACTTCTTGACCTCACCCCAAGAAACTTCTTCAAAATTAATGTCTGAAAATTTTATAGTTGAGTCTCCATCAAAAGATACTTCAAGACAGTTCCCATCAACTACTTTAATAGCCATCACTCTATTCGGTGATTCGCTATCTCCTTTACTAAAGTATATGCAAAAATCCTTTCCAAATATTGTTGGAACAAATTTTCGTTCCTCTATGGAGTCATCATTACCGAGGACAACCATAATTGATCCATCATCCTCATCAATGTCATCCCAAATCTCTATCTCTGTTAAATTTACTTCTTCATCTCTTACGTAGTAGCTTTCATCCTCAATTGCTGATGTAATCAATTCTAGGATTCCGAACTCATCTGTTGGAGAATTTTCCACTCTTTCTCCTTTAGTCCACAGACTTACCTTAGGCTTATCTGTGTACACATCATATCCAACATCCAGATGAAACGGTCCAACATACAGCCCCTTTATTAGACCGAAACTTTTCAAAAATTCTTCAGACTTAGTCATGGTTTTTCTTTCTAAATAATAAATCAATTTTTGTGTTTTCGAGATCTTTTCTGAGATCTATCCTATTTCCATCATTATCTATGAAGTCTATTCTCCATTCAATATCCTCAATGATTTCATTTAATGACTTTTCCTTATTTACATTTGATAGGATAAAATCCATAACATAACTATCCATTCCACCTACCCTTATGAATTCTAATTTCTTCATAAGGTATTTGATTGACTTCCCTCCAGTTAAATTTACTTTTCCATCCCTTTTCGCTAAATACAGGATTCCAGATATTACCTGATTTACCAATACTGGAGTATAGGATCCACTCGGACACTTGTTCATAATAGATTGAACCTCATCGATGAAACCTTCGTCCCTCATTCCTACTAGATCTTTTATTTCGTCCAAGTAAAACACCCTATCAAACTTACTTTGGTATATAAAACCTCTTCCAAAGTCAGGGTGGAACCTAACAGAATCTTCGCTTACGATCATTACTGTAGGCTCAGGTCTATTAACCGATAGATAGATTATGTATTTACCGTCCTTTTGAGCTGCACACTGTATGAACTCAGTCCTTTCCAGAGTTTTAAGATTGACTATTGTAATTGATCCATCTACCTTCCAGAACTTGCAGTCAAGATCTTCCGATTTTATCTCCGCATCTAAGACTTTGAAGTATGCCCTTCCACTCAGTCTATTGTACTTTTCCATTATCTCCTCTGGATCGACAGTGAGCTGCTCTGGCTTCTCTCCGTAATTACCAGCTTCAACATTTAATCCACAAGGATTTACGTATAATTTAATGTAGTCAAATGGACTGTTACTATCCTCCCTGAAGTCAAACAGGCATGTTTCTTTAAGAACTTCTATAACTTTTTCAATCATTTTTCGTACCTTTCTTCATAATACTTTTCCATATCTTGTGACTCTTTCCAATCTGGATAGTCGTCATAATCATCATCCTCTTCCGGATCGTCTACGCAGTAATTGTTATAAGATTGTCCGTACATATTTTATCCCCTATAAATTTTGAAACATGGAACATTGGAATACTTGGAATCTTTTAACTCTACTTCATTCCCGTAGATTGTAACGAACTTATACCTTTTCAACCATTTTAATTTATCTTCATGGCTCATATCAGAAAATACGCTGTTTTCACCAATAAATTTGTCATATAAATAACTGTAGAATCCATTCTCCAGATATTCTACTTCATCGTCCCCTTCAAAAAAACTTTCTGCTTCCTCACTTACCGTTATCCAATTGTCATGGTCTTCCTTTGTAACTAAATATCTAAGGTAGTATATGAATGCGTCCATCCTATCTTTATAATCGAACTCTTCTCTAATATAGTCCTTAAGGAGAGGATCTGATAGTTTTTCAAGAACCCAATCAGAATATTGTTCAACAGTAAATTCATAGAAAGGATCTATAAAGTTATCATCGCTCAAAACAAAGTCAGGTTGATCTTCCTCGAGATCTACCATCATACAACTTATCTTAAGATAATCTATATCAGCAGTTGCAAACACAGTAAGACCTTCGAATTTTCCTATCGGGTAGTAGTTATATACATTTATGTCTTTGTTTTGATAGTCTATTACGAGTATAATTCCCTTATTGTAGTTATCAATATCCACCTCAATGTGTCTACTAATCCTTCCAAATTTATTATGTATTAAGTCCCCCTCTTTTAACCTTGATAACCTATCCTTTACATACTCTACATCAACTGGCTCAAGATTATCGTTGGTTATCCTCAATCTCCCTGAGTTGAAGGTAACTCCTCCATTCTCCTTAAGCCTTTCAAGTAAGTTTTTCATATTAAATCTTACATCTTTTTTAAGGTTAGACTTGGTGTCTTCGTCCAACTCAAAATTACCTTCGTGATAGACTAAACACATTTTACCATCCTTACTGAAGTAAATGACTGTTGATCTTTCATAAGCACATGGGACAAATTCATACTTATTTCCAAAATTATCCTCAAAAGATATCGAGTCATTCTTTGGATTTAAACAGAAGTTTTTAATTTCATCTTTCAATCCACCTATCCATACTTCTTTTCGTAGAAACTTCTTCTTAACTTTCGATTTTGAATGATACCTATCGTCAAATACCATATTTATATATGGTGATCCAAATATGAATCCACGGTAATGTGCCCAAATACAACTTCTTTCAGGAAAAGATCCAAACTCTTTTTGGATCTTAGTATCCACAGAATCTATCATTCCATTGAGGTGGAATGTCCACGATCCATTAAAATACTTAGAGAAAGTGTCCCTAACAAATTTTTCTGACTTTAACATAATTATTATTTTGTTTATTATTATTAAAACATAGTTCCATCAGATAGGAACTCATAATTATTCTCTTCGCAGATCTCGGCAAAGTATTCCTCGCTGAATTGGTACTCCATATCGTCCCTGCAAGCCTTGAAAAATCCATCCAAACACTTGTCCATAAGCTCGTAAAGAGTTGTGTCATCTGGGGATTTCAAAAAATCGTATATGGGTTTTAATATTACATCGTCCATGTAGTAGCCTATAAGAACAAAATCATTAGACACGAATATGTGACTCTCTCGTTTCTTCTGGTAGCTTTTCCAATAGGCCCTAGGTCGATACAAGTCGTTCCAATAGTTATTGACGAGGAATTTAAGAAGTCTTATCCCTTTCAGATTGTCTTCCTCCTCGCTGTAGTTGGAAGTGAAACGATAAGTATAATTATATGTGTCGTATGACCATCGTTCCATCTTGATATTGAAAGTCTGCTCAAAGGCTTGCAATGTTTTTTGGTTATACTCTCCGTCCCAATAATAGTCGTGACGTTCTAACCAATTGTTATATGCCTTTTCCCGTGCCTTCTTTGTCAATTCGTTGAGGGTATATACCTCGTATGTTCTTGTTTCAGTCCTCATACCAATTATCTTCTCAAATGAGAGGGGAGCGTTTTGCTCCCCTCTTGATAGTCAATTAGTTACCTATCAAATTATCAATTCTTGTTCCATTCTCTAGAAATCTATACTCATTCCTATCACATTCCTCTAAGAACCCTTCCATGCTATAATACTCTTCACGATCTCTATACACTTCCTCATTGAATTTTGAAATTCCTTCCCTAACTAGATCTGAAAGTGTAGGTCCATCCACTGGATGATCAATGAAATCGTATATTGGACCTAAAATTACGTCGTCAATATAGTATCCAGTTAGAGGACAGTCCCTAGTAACCTGAATATTGCTATGCCTATGCTTATATGAAGACCCCACTACCTTAGAGTAATACTTCCTATTGTGAATCTCATCCCAATGGTTGTTTATTATGTATTTAGCTAATCTATGGCCAGTAAGTTCTACTGATTTACATTCTTTCGGGTTAAATATCTCATAAAAAGCTCCAAGTGTCCCAGCATTATCCCCTTCATATCCGTACCATGAGTAGTGATCTATCCAGTACTGATGGGCCTTTTTCCTGCTTGATTCGGACAGCTCATTCACTTCATAAACGATTATCTCTTTAGTCTCCATTTTGCTTTAAATGATCATATAATGACATAAACTTGAAGTTTTCACTGCCTCGGCAGTACCAACTATCATTACCACTATCTACAGAGTAACTTCTAACTTGTGGAAATTTCTTTACTATGTCATACTCTACATTATTTAATCCTCCAGCTCTATCTACGAAATCAATAAAAGACTTCAGTCCAATATTGTCGAAGAAAATTCTGATCCCATTGAGAAACCAGCAGTATATATCTCTAAGATATTCAAATGATCGTTTCCAATGATCTTCGCTACAGTAGTTAAATTTTTTGAAGTCATACTTTGGAAACTTTTCTCTCCCCTCATAAAACTCATTATATATTTTTATATAATTTTGGATTCTTTGGAAAAACATCTCCCAAGGGACGTCATCTACAATAATTGGATCTTTTATATCTATATCCGGATCTCCCGCATATCCACTATGTCTAAATATCTCACTCTTTTTATCTAAGTATGTGAAGTTAAACCTTTTGACTTCATTTACATACTCTACAGTTCTAATAGAATCTCTGAAAAGTCCTTCTAGGTCGAAATCTCCGACCCAACAGAGAATATTAGAGTACATCCTCATCCTTCCTATGTTGAGATTGATGTCATTAGAGTACTTTTCGATTTCAAAAATATTAAGAAATAGGTTGAAAAAACTAGTGCTATCACACAAGACTTTATCAAACAAGGTCTTTACTTTCTCTATTTCCGTATTCATACTTACTTCACTCCAGTTGATCCAAATCCACCTTCACCACGATCAGTTTTCTCCAACTCATCCGCCTTTACGAACTCTACTCGTTCAATCTTATTTATAACTCCCTGTGCAATCCTATCACCTGGATTTACCCAGAAAATATCTGAAGACTCGTTTCTGAGAATGACTCCAATTTCGGCTGTATATCCACTATCTACCGTACCTGGACTATTTGCTACGAATATTCCCTTCAGTGCCAATCCGGACCTTGACCTCACTTGAAGCTCATATCCAGAAGGAATGCTCATCCTAACTCCGGTATAGATGAGTTTAGTTTCTCTTGGGAAAACTGCTAATGGACTATCATATTTATGAGACATTCTAAGGTCGACTCCTGCGTCACCTTCATGTTTATATGCTGGAATATCTCTCTCGTCTTCTACTACAATTTCTACTTTTAAGTTCATATTATTTTTTTTATTGATTCTTAAATATACTGCGAATTAAATTTATAATCTTTTCAAATATTCCTGGAGAATTGTCATTTACTTCTAGTTTTCCTAGATAGAAATTATTAATAAATTCTTTGTAATTTAACTCCTCAATAACAGATATTTTTCTAAAAGAACAAAATTCCTTTTTGTCTATTGAAGGGTCTGGATATTGAGCCAATACTTTGAATAGCCTTCTTTCGTAAGTTCTTCTTATTTCTTTGATAAGTTCTTCACGGTACTTGAATATCAGGAATCCAGATTTATATGGAGTCGTCATCGTTGAAACTTCATAAGCCTTCCCTGGGCTAACCAGAATTTCGGTTGTAATATCCCTACCTTCCTCTGTAACTAGGAATCCAGTATATACTGCGTCATTAATGTACTGTCTTACTATGTAATCATATACCTCTTTAATGCATAATCCATATCCACTACTAAATAAATGGAATTGATTAGTTATTTTATCCTTAGTAGTTGAGTCTATCAACTCAATGAAAATATGTCTTACTGAGTAACGGTAGAATATTTCGGTATTTACCTGTATTCCAATAATATCACTTACAGGTTCATCCCTAATTGCCCTAAGCAACCAACTCCTCACCTTACTAGAGTCTATTCCAAATTTAAGTAGGGATTTTTTGTTTAACTTTCCTGACTTAAGTTCCGATATAGTCCTTGAAAGTTCTTTCTCTAATTCTGGAAAATTAATTAATAGTTTTTTCTTTTTATAGTATACAATTACTAATAGTATATATGGAAATAGTTCTATATACTTCCTAATTATTTCCATAAGATTTCCATCGCGCGATTTGTTGTAATATTCAACTATTTTTTCATAATCATACAATACAGGCGTATCATCTAATACAGGTTTGTCATCTGATACTGGAGTATCATTGCTGTGGTCAAGATTTTTAGTTGATCCGGAAATTGGTCCGGGTCTATGGGATTGAGACGACCTACTATATGAATTGTTCATAAGCATACGTCTCGTAGTATTATTTAGGACCTGATTCACAACATAATGAGATCCCATAGTAGTTGTAGTGAAATTGTTTATAAAGGACATTAGAATAAAATTATAGCCCAGAAAGACTATAACTGTCTAACTGGGCTGGTTGATTACTTTTACTTATTGAAAAACTTCTTTGCACTTTTCCAGTAGTAGGATACTACACTCTCAAGAAGATCAGATACCTTCATATTAGCTATTTTCTTAATACTTGAATGAAAGTCATCTACTTCTTTGTTTTCCTCTACTTTTACTACTTCCGTCTTTTCGCTATTATTCTCCATACTTTCTAAGATATACTTGTCTATATTCGTCTTCTGCTGCTTGATATCCACTGAGCATTGGGATCATAAACTGAATGAAGATCTCTCCATTCTTAAGATATTCGAACTGAGTACTGTCAGGAAGAGTTACTGTCATTTCTTTCACAATTCCAGAACTGTCACACTCGTAATGGATTTTCTTTGATAATACTGTTACATTTCCGACCAGTGAATCTTTAGAGAGTCTGCCGATGAAGTGATCACAGTCCATTTGATTAATCTCCATGTAGATAATGTTTGATGCTGAGATAGACATTCCACCTCTAATAAGAGTTACTAGTTCAGGACGTGTACTGATCTCAAACATTCCCACACTACTTGCTCCTGTATTGATATAATCAAATACTCGGAAAGCTGTACGATAGAAACTTACTCCAAACTCTGGATCATTGAACAGTCCATTCATATCAGCTTTGTCACTAACTTCTCCAACGATCCGATTCATCTCAATAAACTTCAGTGCCTTCTTGATATTATCTCGAAGAACTACTGTATCAACATAGACAATCTTCTTCTCAGGGACTATAGTTCTCTTCATCTTGATTCTGTCCCCACAGCCTGATACAAGCACCATGATAACTGATGCGATCAATAATAATTTTTTATACATACATTTTACTTTATTAGTTTACTATTTAGTTTTTTGATTATTGTAAGCACAATAGAAGATCCTACAGCTAAAACTGACGAGAGGATTGACTTTATTAGATTTATTTTCTCCATACCTCTCCCTTCTTATCTGACTCTTTGAAAATTTCGTCAAGTTTATTTTCCGTCCTACTATTAGAGGTTTGTAACAAAGATAGGTTAGACAGTGGGACTTTTTCTGTTGTCTTCCTCCCAATGAATTTTACATAGGCGTATCTTCCATCTTTTTTGATTATCACCCCATGAGCACTTGGATTGTCTCGCTTCTCTACGTGGGTTTCAATGTCCCACCCATTCCAACGATAAACTGGGAATCTATCTCCATACTTAACTATCATCTTCCTATCCTCATCATATTCATACCCAAAGATATGCATAGACTCGTGGAAAATAGCTAATTTATCCCCATATCCATAAATTAATTTGCAATCGTACTTGTTAAAATAATCAACCTCTAATTCCCCCAATTGAGTGACATATTGGACCTTCACCTTGGATTCTCTTTCTACATTGTCAAGAGAATACCCGAATACGATTCCTACCCTATTGTCTGGAATTTCCACAATATCTCCTAATCCAAAGTCCCCCATTAAAGCCTCAGCTAACTTCCTCTTATAGTCGATCTTATGATAATCTGCGAATAGATTACAGTAGACTAATGCCTCAACGGAATCTAACCCAGAACTCAAGTAAGTTGTCATTGCTAGATACTTTCCTAAAGTTCCGTCTGGCTTTACGTATTCTACAGTTGTGCTTCCATCTTTACTCTTGGAGACTGCCCTGACAACCATTCCTCCTCTAAGAAAATCTCTATAGAGTTTTTTAATCTTTACTTCCTCATAGTTATCTACTTGATCTAGCCAATTATCCACCATAATTTTCTACGTACAATAAATCCCTTAAATTTACTATCTCAAATGAGTCCTCAAATTGGACTGTAGCTGTATCGTAAGATACTTGATCTATCTCCCCAACTTTTCCAGAATGAAGATGTCTCACCTTATCTCCATTTTTCCACATAAGAGAATAATTTGGAATAGGTAGAACAAGATCTCCCTTTTTCTTTATTCTCATACATTCCTTGTCGAACACATATCCAAAGTTTTCTAACCCTTTCCTAAGAGTTTCAGTAGATTCATGTAGATCATATACATACCTACCCATTACGCATGACCTATTAATATTTCCAGATTGATCTACATACTCAATCTCTACTTTTCCATTTTCATTTCCATCCTTAGGGTGTAAATAATGACCATTTGCAGATACTACAAATCCATGAAGATCTCTATATCCAACGGGATCACCCATATTATAGTAACCAACAAATCCTCCGAAGAAATCTTCATCCCCACTATATTCGTATTCCAATTCCATCAACGTTTCTCTAACCAACCCAGTAAATCCAGTTTCGAAAAGTTCCTTGAAAATCATTTTTTCCAGTGGATCAGGTTCACATAGATCATATGTAATTGCATCATACCACCCAAGTGATCCATCCTTTTTCATATACTCTACCTTCGTATATCCATTAAGTTCACTTTCGATCGATCTTACAGCTAATCCTCCATGACCTCTATCCGAATATATTTTACCGAGACTTACCGAGATTTCCTCATTCGTAAGGTTAATAAATCGATGTTCTTTCTTTAATTTCATTTTATTTTACGTATTTGTAGTTCTCTCCTGCGTATAACATTTCTACAACTCGTTCTACTTCCGATTGGGTTCGTCCACCTTCCTCGTAGTAGTGTAAATTATTTCCGGATCCCGTTCCATCCTCCAAATACAAACTTTGCAGTTTACCGTTGTTATCAAACTTCCAGAAAATCGTTGACTGATCGTCTAATTTTATATTTCCAGTAACTGTACGAACCCTACCGATATAATTGATTCCATGATCAACCTTTTCAAATAAATCACATATGGTGTAGTCTCTGAGTCCTTTGTAGTCCCTTATATTGTAGAATATTTTATCCTGATACTCTTCGCAGTTACTATCTCCCTTCTGTATCATGTTTAGAACATACATCATCTGTACATTATATACACTGTCAGGGATCCAACTTTCCTTCTCTAATCTCTTTTTAGTTACATATATGTCGAGTTCATGGAGCTGTACGAGTTTCTTTATGTGTGGATAAATATCCTCATGCTCCATATCCGGAGAGTTGGAATTATAGACTCTCGCAGTTACCAATCTTTCGGTTGTGCAACTATACAGAGTAACTGACGATATTAAAAGTAGAATGAGTTTTTTCATCTGTGAAATATTAATGATAATAGTTTTATCAATCCGGCAGCGAAGACAAATGAACTAATGAGGAAGAATGGAGTTGAAATAGTCATGGAAATTAGGGTCATAATCTTACTAGACTGATCACTCTCCACTTTCCCTAAGTAATAATCAATTAAGTATTTAATAGATGACACTAATCTATCTAAGAAAAACACTCCACACGATAATCCTATAACAATATTTACTATTGGATTAGGAGACATGTTAGGTATATCCATATAACTTGATCATTAGTAATGTTTGAAATACTATAAGACATGATAACATGGCTGATAGAGTGATTGCCAAGAATCTGCTTCCATATCCTGATTCCGAGAAATATCTAATTATATTTTTACAGATTATAATATCTGCAACGATAAATAATGTTACTAAAAACAAGTAGATTAACATCTCGAGTAAAAATGTAAGGGAGAGAACCAAGTCTCTCCCTAAGTTTGAATTATTAGTTGTCCAAGTACTCTACTGAGTAAGACTTTCGTCCTGTGCTGTCAGTATCAATAAGTACCTTAAACCGGAAATCAGCATAACCATCTCTCTTGCACACAAACGTGTTTTTGTTATCTTTTTCTACCAAACACGTAGCTGCTCCTGAATAGTCATAAACTGAATTGGCAAATACCTCAAGATCCCACACATCAAGTCCAGCTGAGTCCTTTGCCAAGATCATCTCTTTGACTCCATCGAAGTTAGTAATGTCTTCCACTGAGTCGCAAACAAAGCTCATAACTACATACTTGAAATCACTCAAGTAGTCTCTTGTAGGATCTGATAGATTACAGCTGTCCAAGATCTGATTAGACCAATCCTCAGCAAGATTCTTAGTAAGCTCTCTTTGAATTACTTCTCTTGCTTGACACTCATTCGTAACATACTTCTTACCATTCTTTCCACACGATGTTACGAGAATTGCAGTCAAAGCTACTGCAACAAATACTTTCAAAAAATTCTTCATTTCTTCTGTACCTTTTCCTTATATAATTTATCAATCAATTGTTCTACTTCTGGGCTTACTCGCTTTCCCCCATGAATGATAGTTTGGCTGCTAAAATTATTTCCTTTTACGCTCTTGTAGGTGTGAAGTGCCCATACATCTCCTTTCGTATCATCGCAGATCCAAGTAAGCATGCAGTTATCCTTCTTGAGGTGGATTTCTCCCATGATAGTCATATCCTTATCATACTCAAGAGAGATATTGATAATGTACTCAAGTACATTCTTTACTCTCTGACTAATTGGAAGATTTTTGTTAGAGTCTCCAAAATCTACCCCACTGATACGGTGATTCCAATCTTTAGGATTGTTCGACTGAACGACTGCTGGAGTTTCTTTTCCAAGGAGCATGTCCTTCACATTCTTCAAGACAATAATGTCCTCTCTTGTCAGCTTATCGATTCCTCCTCTACAGCTATTAGCATAATTGTTGAGGGCTTCCAATCGAAAAGCAAGTGCAGTGAACTTCAACAGAGAGTCCTGCCTAAATAACATCTGTCCAGTGGCTACTCCTTCTTTGTAAACTACGGCATCACAAGTGTCACAATCATACACCTTCTGAAAAGAGGCGCAACTACTCATTGACAGCATTGCAATCGCTGTCAAGGCTAGAAACAAAAAATTCTTTTTCATACTGTTTGATATAAAATGGTTTGGTTATCTTCCTACTAATAAGGTTATTTGCCTCTGAATTGTTCCAAATATTTATCTCTCCAAAATAAGATCTTTTCCTCTGGAACGATAAATTCAACATCCCAATTCGGACTTGTTGTTCGAACTATCAAAGTACCCTTGATCACATTCGCGGATCTTGTCCCTTGCATCTTCTGATGCTCTTTTAATTCTTTCTTCAAATTTATTTATCTCTTCTTCTGTTGGTACTCTCAAATCGCTTGTCTTAAATCTAATCTTCACTGGGGAAAGACCGTCGGATGTTACGCTTATCAAAGTAGTTTCAAATGCACTGCTCTCATGGTCCACTACCTTTCCAGTGAATCCTCCACTTATCGTTGAGGCAAGGAATGCTCCCCTACCAATACTATTCCAATCCCATTTTCTTGGTGGTTTTTCGTACTTGAAGATATTTGACTTCAGATCACCACTCTTAAATATGAATTTGAACTTATCGTCATAGTAGAATCCGTTCTTACCTAAAAGTCTTTGGAGCTTGGACTTGTAATAACTGTCAGCTACATAAACATGATCAACATGTAGTGCAATACTTGATCTCTCTAAGATTCCACCTGACACTGAAACTACTAATATCTCGTTTATGTAGGTATCGTGGTCATATACTACTCCTACTCCCTCTCCTGCAAGAACTACAACTGTTCCGATCAAATTGTTTACTTTGTCCATGACATACTCATCCAAAGGAAGTATATTACCATCTTCCGAGGTATAGACCTTACTTCTTATGTCCATATCATCTTCCAAGTACTTCTCTTCATAACTGCTACATCGACACACGAAGGATGCTGGTACAAACCATTCCTTAACATATTTACCATCAAAAGTGTATGATCGGATATAGGAGTCATCTTCATTTCCGTTATCAAATACTTTTACGCAATAAACACTGTCCCCATGAAGAGAATCCCAATAATAATTCCCTACTTTAATATCCTTGACATCCATATTAAATAAATTTTACCATTAATTTGTTTGCATTTTCCATCAAACTTTCGTATGAACTGATTCGAACATCGCTTACTCCATTCAGTTCCTCAATCATTCTCTCGTTAATCTCAGTTGTTTTCATTATGTTCGTTTTCATTTTGTTCGTTTTCATCGTCGTAGTCTCCATAATAAAATTTATCAAGATATTCTTCTAATTTTTCAATCTCTCTTTGCGTGAAAATATGTTCAAAATCTGCCTTGTCAAAATGGACTAGCTGATTGTATATTTCAACTCCCTTTAAGTATTCATCTAGCCTATCTCTACCTTCCCTACCATCTAAATACCCAAACTCTGATAAGAATTCGCCCATATCGCTCGTCTCCCTAGTTAATCTGTAGTCACTAACTAGACTATATAACATGTCCTTCATGTTAAATCCCCCACGGTCTGGATTACATGAGTACTTGAAGAACATTCCTTCGGTCTTTCCCGATGCGTCCGCTCTAATTGCTAAGAAGCAGTCATAACTATATACTCCCTTACCTACAAAATCAGAATCTTCATGTGAATCAGTAAAATGGATTCCAATGATTCCAAGTTCCAAACAGAGCTGGAAGAATCTCTGATCGTCTTGGTCTGGTCGAAACATATCTAGATCAGCACCGATCATGTTAGCGATTCCATCCATTCTTTTCAAATAAATCTTTTCAAGTTCTTTTTCCATAATAGTTTTATTCTGAATCTTTTAGATGTAATAATACAATTTCTACGGTAATCATTGGTGACAGGAAAGCACCGGATATCCCGAAAACGTTATGAGAAGAGTCTTTACTCAAAATAGAGTAAATAACCATAAAAATTGATACTAATAATTCTAAATACTTTGCTGCAAAAGTCATTTTACTTCTCCAATCTCTCATTTTCTTTTATATTTATTGTAATATGTCTTTGCCCATCTCCATTTCTTCTCACTTACTTCCCTCTGGATCTTTTTCTCAGGCTTGATCGAATCAATTTTTGTCATCTTACAGTATTTCCTGTAGTCAGAGTCAATCTCCTTCTCCAATACATTTTCAATCCTTACTCCTTTCTTGAAAGTCTCTACTGTTGGTGGATAACTAACTGATGTCCCGTATAGATACAAGATTGATCCATCGAAATCACACCACCATCTCACAACAATATCGTGGACGTAAACAGATCCCTTTGTACTAAATTTTGAATTTCCAAAGTCTACGTTTAGTCTATTTACCTTACTATAAAATACCTCAGCAGCTTTGTCAGATTTACCAGACTTAATCATCCTGATTACGTCCTCCTTACTAATGCTTTCTAAGTTTTTATCCGACAATCCTCCTTTCTTGATTCTTTCCTTACATAAGTACAAGTGTTTGTAGAACTCTTTGTCCATTCCAGCCTCTCGATTCCATTGTGACAGGAAAACTGCATCACGATAGGTTCCTAATACTTCGTACATAAGAACTTTCTCAATCTCAGACTTAAGTTCTGACTCCCTATCAGGCATGAGATACTCTACTCCATCATTTACTACTTTAGCTTTGAATGATGTTTGGTACAGATTATCACAGCTACTTAGTGATAAGAGTAGAACTGCAAGTAATAACAATTTAGTCTTCATAGTGCTCTTGATCCTCCTTGCTTAAAATAGTCAAATCATATTTTTGCTTTCCTAAGAACTCCAATCCTTTCTGAGTTACATAAACTCTCGTGTATGTCCGATCGGGCCATCCCGTAACAAGCTCTTCCTTCAACTTAAAATAGTCTTGCTTAACATAGGTCTGCTTTGGCTCATTCCTGTTCTTGAAGAAAATACCCATCTTTCTCAGTAGTTTATAGAGAGTGTTCCTTCCAAAACCTAACTTAAGAAGTTTGGATGCCTGACCAATATCAACCAGATCTTCTGTATTAATCACCTTGTCCATGAGTTCCGCCTTAGGCCTGACTACTTCCAGTTCTTTGTCCCGATCTTCAATCATTTTTTGTTGCTCAGCTGCTAACAAGAGTGCTTCTCGAAATGTCTTTGGAACATTGAATCCACTGAGAGCTTTTTCTTTCTCTAATTCTTCCCAACGCAGTACTAGTTTAGCCCTGGCTTCATCATTGAATTTAGTTGCAATGTATAAAGTCTCTGTTTTATCCAATGAATAACATGGTCTCGTTTCTCCCTTACTATCAATGTAATTAACCAGCTTAAACTTGTGCCCGTTGACCTTCTCCCAGGAATCCTCCATAGATCTAATCGATCTCATTACATCTTTGTGATTCCTACCAGTAATTTCTGAAATTTCAATAGATGTCATTCTCTCAATGTTCAATAAACTGTTGTCGCTCATAATTATCTATTTTTTTTTATATGTGAGTAAATTTGTAGTATCAATTTAACGAGCGCAAGATTGCGCCCGTTGATTTTAATATGCTGATTTTCAGCTTTTTAGATGGGCTCAAATTTGCGCCCGTTGAATTTTCAAGATGGATTTGAAGTTATCTTATCTCTCTAATCAGTTCCTCTATTTCCTCTTTCGAAAAGAAGTCCTCGAATAAGATCTTATACATCCTTTCAGTATCAGATACTTCTTTTCCGTTCTCAATCTTTTCCTTGACGCATAGATAATCATCCAAATAAGTGTCCAGGACATCCTCTATTACTGGCATGTCATCTATGTCGTCACTCAACGACTCTATGATCTTATTACCACGGATTAGTGCGAACCCTTCAAACCACCCAAGAGATCCATAATATGTTAGCCCATACTTCTTTGAAAAATCATCCTCAATTTCGGGACCTACAGCTATGTTAGACCTCTTTCCATAAAAAAGACTTTTGTAGAAATTTTCTGTTCTAAGATATATCTCTCTAATGAACAAGTCTCTTTCACTTTTTTCCATACTTTGACCTAATTAGTTTGATCTCATCTTTAATGAAAATTCTTTCGAACATTTCCTTGTAATATATTTGCCATCCATTAATCTCTTCTCCCTTAGATTCCTTCTCCAAAATCTCGTCATAGTCTTTTAGGAACATACCAAATATATCACTGATTTCACTTTGAAACTCTATATAAGATAAAGATGGTAGGTAATTATAACTAACCCTTCCTTTTTCATCCCAAAGAGTCTTAATCATCACAATATCCCCAGAATCATTTTCCTCATCCCCTACGAAACAGATGTCAGAGAAATCTTTGTCAGTCTCTGTAATTTCGGTTAAATTGTTGTATTCAAGTTTTTCGTCGGTTTCTTTTTCGCAGAGTCCGTTTACCAAATCAACTAAACTTTCAATTTTACTTTTCATAATTATATTGCTAAATTAAATTATTTTAAAAAATCATCCATATCCTCATTTCCCCAAGTCCTGTTGTAGTTTCCATTGGGATACAGTTTTGGGATTATTGATTTCTTTTGTGAACTGTCGGCTATCTTATTCTTAGATCTTCTCTTATATCTTACTCCATCTTTTATTGTATACTCATATGCTCCAATGCTTTTCCACTCCAGTCCTTCAAGGAATTTGTTGATTCCATCGTCAGTACAAAGATCTTTTAAATCATTAGTATTGAAGTAGAAGTTTACTGATCTCCTTCCAAACTCTTTTGTTCTGTCAATGAAGTAGTTCAATTTATCTACATTCAGGCTCTCATCTCCTGGAAGTTTTATGTTTATCTTATTTACCAGTCTGTGATTCCTCCAGTATTCTAGTTCCTTATCGTTGTGAGATGTTATCTGAACCCAATCGAACTTATCTATAATTTCATCTACTACATTCCTTAAAACTCCATTTGTAGATATTAATATCTTGTACCCAAAACTGTGAACTATGTCTGAGATTTTATTCAAGTAATTACTTCCAACAGTGGTTGGCTCCCCACCTAACAGTAAAACCTCTAACTTCTTATCAGTCCTCTTACTTATCTTACTGAGTAAGTTCTCGATGTTTTCAAGTTTTACTACTGAATCGTCTTTGTTTACAAGTTCATCTACACAGAAATTGCATTTGTAGTTGCACTTATGAGTTACGACTACTTCTACATGTCCAATATCTAGGATTTCCATAAATTAATAAACACAGAAATTATAAGTAATATAACTGGCAAGATCGCAAAAATTATAGAAAGTGCTGAAAATATACCCATAGCACGTTGTCTGACTTTATTCTCATACAACGAATCGTCCCCGTACTCTATACACATCAGAAATAAGCATGATATAAGAAAAATCATACTTAGGATCATCGGCATAACGTAGAAATAAATAATGAGTGTCTTATCCATACTTATTAATTATTATATGTCGCGAATCGCGACACCCTTGATTACCAAACAGTTACTGTCCAAAAGTTAAAGTTAAGACTGCGTAAAACAAATATAGAATTAACCCTACAGATATTATCCCTATAGATATAAAAACAAAACCGAAAAGGAAATCAACTAATTTCTCAAATAAATCCTCACTAAACATAGAAAAAGATAAAATAATTATGATTAAACAAAAAATAAATACAATCGTTCCCATATATTATAATTTTAAATTAATTAGACGAAAAAAAATTACCGCTATCCTCACAGACTGCGGTAAATTAAAAAAAAACATTATGATGAAAGTCATGGTGTTTCCGCCGAGAATCGAACTCGGAGCCTACAGCTTAGAAGGCTGTTGCTCTATCCTATTGAGCTACGGAAACAGTTTGTACACTCAGAATCTTCCCAGATAAAAGTGTACTAATGATCAAATTATAAACACATGAATTATGTATTTGTAGGGTAAACCGGATTCGAACCGATGATCTCCACATCCCAAATGTGGCGGAATGACCTGACTATCCCACTACCCTATTTCTCCATGAATGTGACTCTTCATGGACTCCACGCCTAGATTAATAAGTGTGGTACGAAGTATGAAAATTATACCTAGGATCCAGAGCTCCACGGACCTCGCAAATTCATGTGGTGGGAAAGTCACTCCCCATAGTAGGCTCTTAAACGCCTGAAATTACATCTACTACTTCTTTCAGTACGACGCAGTAAGTAGTTATCTAGATTCATACATACCACGATTTAATGAGCGGGAAACGGGGCTCAAACCCGCGACCCTCAGCTTGGAAGGCTGATGCTCTATCAACTGAGCTACTCCCGCAAACGCAGGGTCCGAACCATATCTTAGATGGCCAGACCCCGAAACTCAATCTATTTTTAGATGAGCAAGTTTTGTTGGTGGTGAAAGATTCGAACTCTCGAAGGCATAAGCCAACAGATTTACAGTCTGTCCCGTTTGACCAACTCCGGAAACCACCAATTAAAAATTAGATGAAGATTAGATAAATAGAATAAAGTGTTGTGGAGGGTAACGGATTTGAACCGTTGACCCCCTGCTTGCAAAGCAGGTGCTCTAGCCAGCTGAGCTAATCCCCCAAATACAATGTTGTCTCGAAAGGATTCGAACCTATACCAACAGGACCAAAACCTGTTGTGCTAACCGTTACACCACGAGACAAATTAGGCGAGGATTAGTAGAGAAAATAAGTTGATCATTCTTACCTTCAGTGCCTCTCCTCACCTGTTCCGTCTATCGGTCGTTTGAAATAAAGCGTCCCAACATTTAAGCATTGACGGAAAAAGAGGCCGTTGGGATCTAACCTTCGCGAAGGTATCAGTTACCGGACGTCCAATATAATCTTTCATCATATTAACGTCACCCTTTGAGGTACATACGTGGAACTGACAACACGCATGGTTTTGAAGATAATCGACTTACTATCAGATCTACGGGATGATTAGTAAGTACTGTCAAATTTTAACTTCTAAGACACCAAACCAAGGTGTGCGGTGCTTATGGGACTCGAACCCATTACCTCTTGCGTGACAGGCAAGCATTCTAACCGGATGAACTAAAGCACCATTTCAAGGTTGACTGCTCTTAACAATATCCTATGTCAACCTAAGAAAGGAACTAAAGAAGTATACTTCTAATGGATATTTGAGCGAATACATTTCTTTTGACCACCGTTGCGGGAGCAGGATTCGAACCTGCGACTTTTAGGTTATGAGCCTAACTGGGTGCCTCTCCCATATCCCGCGATTTATTTGTTCCACCCAATGGGTTCGAACCACTGACGCGAGGATCTTCAGTCCTCCGCTCTACCAACTGAGCTAGGGTGGAATTGATTTAGAAGTCCACCATCCCGGATTCGAACTGGGGCACCTGAGGCTCTAGCCAACTGAGCTAACGATGGACTTTTGAGGAGGAACCCGGACTCGAACCGAGACACCGTTTTACCGATTACTAATGATTTTCAAGATCATTTCCTTACCGATTAGGATTATTCCTCCTTAGTGTTTTTCACGTAGGGATAGAGAGACTCGAACTCTCACTCACGAATGAACCAGATCCTAAGTCTGGCGTGTCTACCAATTTCACCATATCCCCCAAAGAGCGGAGAAAGTAGGACTCGAACCTACACACCATTTTACTGACTACTTACGGTTTAGCAAACCGCTCCCTTACCAAATTAGGGTTACTTCTCCGTTGGGAGAAAAATTCTCCCTACAAAATTATTTTACTTCGCATATATAAGGGTTTATGCCCTGTAAGTGTGCCTAACTTGATGTTACTACCAGGCAAATACTGCTACTTCCCTATCTATTAAGACTACCCTATCATCTGACCTCATCAACTTGTACAGTTTATTGGATGAGTAGTCATCTAGATTATCTATATCGATACCAAACAACCTATTAGCATAGAGGCCAAGTAGGTTACAATAACCATTAAATTTTTTATCTTTCTCTTCGTATTTGTAACATACTATATCGTAACTATTTATCTTTTTGAATACTTGGAATGGATCTGACTTCCAATTATGGAGTTTTTCCCACAGTACCATATAATACTCTAATGGCTTATGGTCATATATGAAGTCCTGTAAATCATACTTTCTTAAGACAAATTGAATACCGTACTTATCAATCTCTTTGACGAAGTCATCGTAATCGAGAATTTTTCTCTCCTCTTCTGACCCCTTAGTAAGGCTATTTATAAAATTAGATGTCATACGGTAATCAACAACTAGATCTATCATAATTTTCTATTTATAATATATTTTTTCCAA